GTGGCACAGATGATTGCGCCGGTTGTCCGTTATTCGGCGTAAGTCTTGACGCAGATACTTGCACAAAGATTAAAAACGAAAATGTTCTGATATACCTGAAAGAAAACGAGCCTGCACCGTCGGCAAACGATACAAGCTCAGAAAAAAACATTTCACATTCTGATTTTACCACAATCTCGGAGATCTGTCAAGAGCTTGACAAGCGTATAAACGGAGATTTTCTGATCGCATACAACAGTCTTGACAGGGCGGGTCAGCTGGCGTTCGAGCTGGGAAGGGATTACGCCCGTTTTACGGACAGGAGGCAGAAATGATAAAATATCAGAACGACTGCGTAGGCTGTCCCGACGGCGTCCCCTGCATGGGCAGAGCCTGCCCGTACCGCCATGTTCCCCATTTTTACTGCGACGAATGCGGCGACGAAGCGGACGAGCTGAGGGAATTTGACGACGGCAGACAGCTGTGTAACTCCTGCCTGTTGGCACAGTTTCCGCCGGTGGAGATCGGGGAGAGTGAACTATGAATGCTGTTAAGCGGTCGAGAAAAAGCCCCATCTGTCGGCTGAGATCGACGCAATGGAAGAAAGCAGGGCGCTGTAATGCAGGCAAGATTACCCGACGGACGAGGGAACTCCGTTTTGACAGGGAGGTGAAACATTGCCGGAAACAAAATCAGAAATCATCCAGGCAGAAACAGTGACCGAATACACTCAGGAGGACTTCCTGACCACCGAAAAGCCCTATGAGGAAATATACGCCTACAGGGACGATCCCTTTATGCACAATCTGAAAATAGAACAAATGTCCAGACAGGCGGCGGAGGTGGGCGTAAAAGCCTTTAAGGGACTGTATAAAAACTACGTTAAAATGAAGGAAATGCAGAGGGGCTGCGGCGTTATCATCAACAATCCCACTGCCTTTACGGGACCGTATATGCAGCTGGAGGCGGGCAAGTACAGCGTTGACGACGGCGGAGTTTACACCGTTGACAGCTTCGGAAGCTATCACGTGATCTGCCACCACCCCATTATCCCCTTCGAGGTACTTCAGAATATCGACACAGGGGAGGAAAAGCTGAACATAGCCTACCGCAGCAGGAGCGAGTGGCAGGAAAAGGTAGTCTCAAAGGAGATACTCTACAACAGCAGAAATATCTCTCAGCTTGTAAAATGCGGCGTGGACGTGTCAAGCGAAACGGCTAAGGAGCTTGTTTCATATTTTCAGGAGATAGAGAGCCTCAACAGAAACGCCCTGCCGCTTAAAAAGTCCGTCGGCAGGCTGGGATATATCGGGAAAGAGGGCTTTTCCCCCTATGTGGAGGGGCTGATATTTGACGGGGAGCAGAATTATTCCCATATTTTCAGAGCGATAAAGTCCACAGGAGATTACGGCAAATGGCGGGATACAGCCAATAAATGCAGGCGTGAGAGCCTTACGGCGAGGATATTCCTTGCGGCGGCTTTTGCAAGCGTTCTGGTGAAGCCTCTTGGAGGACTTCCGTTTTTTGTCCACCTGTGGGGAGTTGACAGCGGCACGGGAAAGACCGTCGCCCTGATGCTTGCGGCGAGCGTTTGGGGAGATCCCGAAATGGGAGAGTACATACAGACCTTCAACAGCACGGCGGTAGGCTGTGAAAAGACCGCCGCATTTCTCAACGATCTGCCCTTTCTTATTGACGAATTACAGCTTTCTAAGGACAGTCACGGAAAGAGCCGTTTCGATGTCTATCAGCTTGCCCAGGGCGCAGGACGTACCAGAGGTACGAAAACAGGCGGTATAGAGCGCACTCCTACCTGGAGGAACACCATACTTACCACAGGCGAAAGCCCAATAGTGAGCGGCTCTGCGGGTTCGGGAGCTGTCAACAGAGTAATAGATATCGAGTGCGGAGCAAACAACGCTGTCATAAAGGACGGCAGGCAGGTATCCTCTGTTATCAGGCGGAATTACGGCTTTGCAGGCAGGGATTTCGTCCATAAGATCATGCTCGACGGCGTGATGAAACAGGTGCAGGAGGTCTACGACGACTATTTCCGAGAGCTTTGTAAGTCGGATACTACCGAAAAGCAGGCTATGGCGGCGGCGATGATACTGACTGCGGACTTCTTTGCCGACGCAGCCGTATTCAGATCGGGGATCGTCACCACTGTCGAGGAGATATCTGCGTTTTTACAGTCAAAAAAAGCAGTTTCCGCAGGTGAACGAGGCTATCGGTACGTCTGCGACTGGGTAGCCGCCAACAGCAAGAGATTTGTCGCAGGCGAAGAAAATAACGGTGAGATCTACGGATCGATACAGGATAATTACGCATATATCATCCGTTCCAAGTTTGACGAGATAACCGAAAAACAGGGCTTTAACCAACGTGCCTTGCTTTCCTGGCTGAAAGCCAACGGGAAAATACTCACAAGAGGGCGCAACAACACCAGAGGAAAAAGAATAAACGGCGTAAACGTCGAGTGTGTTGTTTTAAGGCTGCCGGATACCCAGTCTGAATATTATACGCCCGAAGAACTTGATACAGCGGATCTGACAGGTTTTGAACCGCTGTGACTGATATGAGGGACGCAAATACAGCAGATATGGGACAGCCGTCCCACGCAGAAACAGCGTAGATACGCACTTTCAGCGGCTTGTGGGACTGTGGGACAAAATTCCCCCCTATATATATGTTTTAGAAAGAGTATATGTATATCTGCTATTGTAAGTAAATGGAGACTGTGAGAACTGTATATACATTTTCTCCATAAGGAAAATGTGCGAAAATGTCCCACGGTCCCACAGCATAGCGAAAACAGCGTAAATACGTATACTTTTCAAGTGGGACAGCCGTCCCGCGCTGTACCGCACGTCCCACAATAATATAAAAAGAGTAAAACAAGGAGGATCTATGACGCTGAATGATGAAATAAAATATGCAGAAGAAAACGGTCTTGCCTTTATTCCTCCGTACAAGCTTGCGGAAATGACTAAGCTGTCAAACAAGATAGTCAAGCTGCTTACGGATAATATCACGGCTGTGACCCTTTCCTATGACGATATGAAAACGGTACTCCGCATTACGGGCGGAATACTTGAACAGGGGGTACACGAGAAATGAACTCCCGCATAAAGCTCCGGGACTACCAGACGGAGTGTATAAGCATAATAGAAAAATGCGGCAGAGGCAGGCATCTTGTCCAAATGGCAACGGGTCTGGGAAAGACGGTCACCTTTGCAAATATCCCCCGAAAGGGTAGAATGCTCATTCTGTCGCACAGAGAGGAGCTTGTCAGACAGCCCCTTAAATATTTTGACTGCACCGCAGGCGTTGAAATGGCGGACAACAGTACAGCCGGCACGGAGGAGGTAGTTTCCGCAAGCGTCCGGACTATGGCACACAGGCTTGACTGCTTTTCCCCCGACGATTTTGACATCATCATTCCGAAAGTCAGCTCTGGCGGAGAAAGGAGCTTAACGGGCAGGATTACTTTTCAGCGGTGTGCTGCGGCTGGTCACAGGCGTCGGAGCTGATAGCCGGATACCTGAGGGGCGAATACAATGCTATGTAAAAACCAGGTCATACGCAGGGCGGACGAGCTTAACAGAGCGGCGGCAAAGCTCCTGCCGCTCCCCGACGGTCTGACGCAGCCGGAACAGCTTTTGTACAAATCGCTGTGCTTTTTGTACAGGGATCACAGGTCGGGGAAAATTACCTATGAACAGGCAAAAAGAGAAAAACAGGAGCTTTACAGAGCGTACATTGACGCTGCATACAGTCTTGATATGTGGAGGACGTATCAGAAGATCGCCGATATTTTTCACCACAGACAGCACGAGATAAAAACAAGCGGCTGCCAGGTCTGCCGCAGTCTGGACAGGCTGCTGTGCGGGCTGGAGGATATTGAAGAAATAAAAGATCCCCTGCAAAGGAAAGAAAACCAAAAATAAATTCAAAGGAGTAATCAAAAATGAACAAAAAATGCACAGCCTGCCGGTATCACTGCCGGAGGTGCGACGAGATAGAAAAGCGCAGACCTCCGGATCTGCATACTGCAAACGATACGCTTTGCTGGTGCTGCAAGCACGCAGTACCTAAAACGGACAGCAAGGGACGCTGTATAGCAGGCTGTTCCTGGAGCAGATCTCACGTCCCCGTCAAGGGCTGGAAATGCTCCGCAGCAGCGGTCTATCAGTGGGCAGACCGCAGGATAATTACATATCGGGTGTCCGAATGTCCGTTGTTTGAAAGAGGGTGAGAAATTGACGGCTAAGGAATATTTAATGCAGGCATACAGGATCGAACGCCGCATAAGCATAATCAACGACAAGATCGCCAAGCTGAGATCACAGCTTGAATACAAGGGCATATCCTATGACAGCTCGGGAGCAAGCCACGGCGGGACAAGAGAGGATATATCAGATGTGATAATAAAAATATCAGAGTACGAGGAACGCAATAAGGCTCTTGCGGACAGCCTTATATCCCAGCGCCTAGAAATTGAACAGTCCATTGAGGACATTCAGGACGACGTACAGCGGGAGGTCCTCGAACGCAGGTACTTACTCTATCAGCAGTGGGAGGGTCACTTTGACCGGCGCACAGGAGAGTATATCAAGGGCATTGCAGAGGAGATGGGGTACTGCAAAAGACAGGTGCTGAGGATACACGGCAAGGCATTGAAAAAGATCAGTATGCCACCTGATGTCATTGAATGTCACCTTTAAATTATGATATACTTATAATAGCCAATAAGGCAAAAACATAAGCGGTCACGATCCACCGGACCGACGGGGCGGAAGCTCCGTATGGCAGAATAGAGCAGAGGTCAGCTCGCCAGCCCTATAAGCCGGAGGTCACAGGTTCGATTCCTGTTTCTGCAACCACTTTCGAGATACCATTTCTGACATCTCCTTAATTATTTTGCATGACAGCCGTCCCATCGGGCGGCTGTTGTGTCTTTATAGATTTAATTGGAAATCCTCACCCTGTAAACGGGAAATATATTATTCCCCATATCCATAAAGGATATAATCATAGTGAAAATGGAACTTTTGAGTTATCAGAAAAAGAAAGAAAAATGGTTGACAGAATAAATAAAACATGGTATAGTTATAAAAACAAGAAGTAGTTTAAGAGTGAAAACAGGCAGGGCTTTAGGCTGTCGCTTATAGCGAAAGGCGAAAAAGCTTATTTAAACGATAAGATAACAGAGCCGCCTTTAGTACACCTATGACGGTTGAAATCCGTCCGCTTGTTAAGAGAGTATCTTCGGGTACTCTCTTTTTTATAAGGATGAAGGAATGTATTCAGAAAAATTCAGATATGAAAATTTGCAGCATGGTTTTTTTGAAGCAGAGGGCAAATATGATATTCCAAAGCTGACAGGTTCAGATGTTTATGAAATTCCTGAACTTATCGGCTTTAATTATGCAAAAACGGCTAAAGATAGGACAGATAAAGGAGTACATTTTTTTCTTGATGATTATCAGTTTACAAGAGTGTGGAATAACCCGACAAATTATATAGAGCTGCTTAAACAGTTTCGCATTGTTCTTACTCCTGATTTTTCTTTGTATTCTGACTTTCCAAGAGCTATGCAGATATATAATCACTATCGTAAGCACTGGCTTGGAGCTTACTGGGAGAGTAATGGTATTAAAGTTATACCAACAATATGTTGGAGTGATGAAAGCAGCTTTGAATGGTGCTTTGAGGGTGAGCCAGTTGGAAGTACCGTAGCTGTTTCAAGCGTTGGAACTCAGCAGAATAAGAATAGCAAAAGAGCTTTTTTATTAGGTTATGAAAAGATGCTCGAAAGACTGCAGCCTGAAACAATAATATTTTATGGCAATATTCCCGATGAGTGTAAAGGCAGCATTGTTAGAATTAAGACATTTCAGGACAAATTTAGAAAAGCAGTGATTTCAAATAGGCGACACAATAACCTCAAACAGGATTGATCGGGCGGTTGTTGTGTCTTTTTTATATTCAAAACCAAGAGAGGTGAGGTGAATGCCGAATGAAAATAACCTGATACCAAATTCAGAACGAACTCCGAGCGAACTCCGGGAAATTACAGCCAAAGGCGGTAAAAAATCCGGCGAGACACGCCGGCGGAAAAAGACTATGAAGCAGGTCATGGACTTCCTGCTGGAGCAGCCTGCGAATACCCGAACCGATTATGATTTCCTTGTGGAACAAGGTGTTGACCTTAACGGTCTTGATCCCGAATTTGTAAATAATATGCTGGTGGTAAGCGCCGCCCTTATGTCGAAAGCCAAGCTTGGCAGCGTGTCGGCTGTTAAGGAGCTGCGGCAGATCATCCGGGACGACTATTTCGCAAAGGAGAAGCTTAAGCTTGAAAAAGAAAAGATCAGGCTTGAAAAAGAAAGATCCGAACCGTCCGGAACGGAAAAAATACAATACAGCGGTATTCCCGCAAGCCTGATAGCGCCGTCATTTTCAGCGGTGCTTTTTGATATTGCCGAGTGCGGACATTCGGAGTATGTTTTCCCCGGCGGCAGAGGCTCTGCCAAATCAAGCTTTATCGGACTTAACGTGGTAGATCTCATAATGAAAAACGAGGATATGCACGCCTGTATTCTCCGAGCGGTTGCCAATACTCTTAAGGACAGCGTGTATTCTCAGATACTGTGGTCCATATCCGCCCTGGGACTTGAGGGCGAATTTGCTTATACCAGATCCCCCCTTGAAATAACCCGTATCTCAACGGGACAGAAAATATATTTCAGAGGGGCGGACGACCCAAATAAGATCAAGTCTGTCAAGCCGCCCTTCGGATATATCGGAATACTCTGGTTTGAGGAATTAGACCAGTTCAGGGGCGAGGAGGCTGTCCGTAAGATCGAGCAGTCGGTCATCAGAGGCGGAGACACTGCATATAGGTTCAAATCCTTTAACCCTCCGAAATCAGCGCAGAACTGGGCTAATAAATATATCAAGATACCCCGTGAGGATAGGCTCGTAACGGAAAGCACTTACCTTACAGTCCCGAAAAAATGGCTGGGCAAGCCCTTTCTGGACGATGCGGAATTTCTTAAGGAGACCAATCCTGTTGCTTATGAAAACGAGTATATGGGCATTGCCAACGGTTCGGGCGGAGCGGTATTTGATAATGTGGAGATACGGGAGATCACAGACGGAGAAATATCTCAGTTTGATAATGTCCTGGGCGGCGTTGACTGGGGCTGGTACCCCGATCTGTATGCATTTGCAAGAGTGCATTACGCCGCCGCACAGCACACCCTGTACATCTGGCAGGAGTACACCTGCAATAAGCAGAGCAACCGTCAGACGGCAGATAAGCTTGTACAGCTTGGCATTACCGGTAACGATATTATCACCTGTGACAGTGCGGAAATTAAATCCGTAGGAGATTACAGAGCTTACGGACTTCTTGCAAGAGCCGCCGAAAAAGGTCCCGGCAGCCGTGAGTATTCATATAAGTGGTTACAGTCTCTTGCTAAAATTGTGATCGACAATAAACGCTGTCCCGTTGCGGCTGAGGAATTTCTTAACTGCGAATACGACAGGGACAGAGAGGGAAATGTTATAAGCGGCTATCCCGACGGCGACGATCATGTTATTGACGCCGTAAGATACGCTACCGAAAGAATATGGAAAAGGCGGGGTCATTAAGCTATGAATATTTTGAATATTGTCAGAGAGTGGGTGAGAAAAATGTTTTCACATTCGGATATAAAGTCGGCATTAAGCTGTGAAGCGGCAATTTCGGAGAAAATGTCTGCGGCAATAGACGATTGGTGCGATATGTATGCGGGAAAAGCCCGTTGGACAAATTCACAGGAGGGCGTGAGGTCACTCAGGCTTGAACAGGCTATTGTGCGTGAGCTTGCAAATGTCACCATTAATGAAATGACTGTGAAGGCAAAAAACAAACGCCTTGACGAGCTGCTTAAGCCGGCGCTGGACAGGCTTAACATCAATCTTCAGAAGGCTCTTGCAAGCGGAGCAATGGTCATCAAGCCACTGGGAGGAAACAAAGTACAGTATGTTCCCCAGTCTGCTTTTATTCCCGTTGAGTACGACGTTAACGGCAGACTTATCAAGGTGATATTTCCCGAGGTAAAGTACATTTCGGATAATGATTACCGTATACGGCTTGAATATCACAGTCTGGATTTTCAAAAGGGGTTGACTATCACGAACCGTGCCTTCAGATCCCCCGACGGGGTGAGGCTGGGTAAGGAGATCTCCCTTACCGAGGTCGGCGAGTGGGCGTCGCTCCCGCCTGAAATTGTGTATCCTCAGATGTTCCGTCCTGCGTTCGGATATTATGTCAATCCCATTGACAACACCATTGACGGGGGTCACGCAGGGGTTTCGGTATTTGACTGTGCAAAGGATCTGATACGTCTTGCAGACACCCAGTTCGGACGTCTGGACTGGGAATTTGAAAGCGGAGAACGTGCGCTTCTGGTGGACGATATTGCATTAAAGCCTGCTGAAAACGGCAGGACGGACGTCCCCAAGCTAAAAGAACGGCTTTTCAGGGGACTTAACATCTCAGGCGGACAAAGCGGAGATTTCTTCCGGGAGTTTTCTCCTGCCCTGAGGCAGGCGGACTTTATCGCAGGGCTTGAAGAATACAAGCGTGAAATAGAATTTGCCGTCGGTCTTTCATACGGCGATCTTTCAGATCCCCAGACGGTGGATAAAACGGCAACGGAGATAAGATCCTCCAAACAGCGAAAGTACAATACCGTTACTGCGATACAGAACAATCTGAGATATTGTCTTGAGGATCTGTGCTACGCCCTTGCGTTCCACAATGCAATCACAAAGCAGGGTACGGAGCTGACGGTCAATTTCAAGGACAGCATACTTACCGACGAGGAGACCGAGCGCAAGCAGGATCAGCAGGACGTTTCTTTAGGAGCAATGCCCTTGTGGGAATACCGCATGAAATGGTACGGCGAGGACGAGGAAACAGCCAGATCAATGGTCGCAGGCAGCTCGGCAGAGGTGGTTGAATAGTGCTTGATCCAAACGAGACAGAGCTTTTTTCAATGGCATTTGACAAGCCTATGAAGGAGCTTGAAATGCGGATAATGCAGGATATTGTCCGCCGTATAAGGAAAAACGGCGAAGATACAAAAGCCGCCGACTGGCAGATAAACCGTTTGCACGAATTGGGAGCAAGCAGGCAGGAGATAAAAAATTACATAAAGGACGGCATTGATACTGACACGCAGGAGCTGAGCCGGCTGTACAAGGATATTATCCGCAAGAGCTATGAGCGTGATTCGGCTTTGTATAAATACAGGGGCAAAAGGCAGCTGCCGTTTGAAGAAAATGCAGAGCTGCAAGGTCTTATTTCCGCAGCTTCGGATCAGACAAGCGGGGATCTTGAAAATATCACGCAGTCGCTTGGCTTTGCCGCCAGACAGCCTGACGGCAGGCTGAGGTTCCGGTCCTTGGACGACTATTATCAGAATACGCTTGACAATGCAATGCTTGATATCGCAAGCGGCAGATCCGACTACAACACCGTTCTGAAAAGGGCGGTGCGTGAAATGACAAGCTCGGGTCTGCGGACGGGTGACTATTCCACCGGTCGCAGCAGCCGTGTTGACGCAGCCGCAAGGCGATCGGTCATGACGGGGCTTTCGCAGATCACGGCAAAGCTCAATGAGGATAACATGGATGCGCTTGACACTGAATATGTCGAAGTTAGCTGGCACAGCGGCGCCAGACCCTCACATCAGGTGTGGCAGGGCAAGGTCTTCCATTGGGACAGAGGCGTGAGAGGTAAGAAGGCTGACGGACAGGGAAACGCCGGGGATAAGCTTAAAAAGGCGGTTGACATTTCGGGGGAAAGTGGTATAATAAATACAGAGGACGAAATGTTCCGTAGAAAAAGCGTTGCACACCGGCGCATTGGCGCAAACGGTCAGCAAATTATTGATATGCCAACATACAATAAATTAACAAACGACTTTGTGAAACGCGGCGGATTAATAATTCGCGGTGAAGAGGCTGCTATGCACTTAGCAAATACTCCTGGAGGCGCAGCTTATTTGCCGTCACTTAATGCAGCTGTAATACGCGACGACGCAACTGTTTCAGATGTCTTGGAAGAGATGTATCATGCCGAGCAGGACAGAAAGAATATGTTTGGACGCAGGTTGACTGACGAAGTTCTCTTAAGACGAGAAATTGATGCACAAAAATATCTACTCTCGCTAACGGATAAATATAAAATTCCTGTCGAAGAGGTAGAGCAAACAAAGAAAAATCTAGAGGGTTATGAAAAAGACCTAGAAGAATTTTTAAAGAAAAGTAGGTGATGTTTATGGCAAAACATAAGATTGTTAGTGAATTTCGTTTAAAGAATAAGATGGTGATAACTCTTGATTGCAAAAGGTCACTTGACGAACTCGGCACTAAAAATATCAATGTTGGCGGAAAAAACTATTCTTATGAGCTAACACACAACGAATTGATGTTTACTGTAGACACAACCGAAAGCTTAATTAATAAAACAGTTGAATTTACAGCTTAACCGCTCCGCTACGGCAGGGCGGTATTTTCATACTAAAATCAAACACGGACATCAGCGCAGCCGCAAGGCGATCGGTCATGACGGGGCTTTCGCAGATCACGGCAAAGCTCAATGAGGATAACATGGATGCGCTTGACACTGAATATGTCGAAGTAAGCTGGCACAGCGGCGCCAGACCCTCACATCAGGTGTGGCAGGGCAAGG